TAATTAAGATAGTATAAGTGATAGTGTAATAGCTTAGTAGCTTATCCCCCTACCCCCTTTAGTATATAAATATATAAAAATATACCAAACGATAAAAAAACTGAAAAATAAATATTTGGAATTATCCCAAAATTGCTGTACGGACTTTATCAATCCATACGTCTTTATTATCAAATTTTATCATATATTCTTTAAGATTTTTTACGTTTTTAACCCTCTCTTCATGTGAATCGGTAAGGATTTGTTTAACACATTCATCAAATTCATTTTTGGTTGAAACTCTATATTTGTAATCAACCTCCGGTGCCCAATCTTTATTTATTATTGGTAATTTACCATAATCTACTGCTTGAAATATTGAATATCCAAATGGTTCTTTAAAATACGCGGCGTGAAATATACCAAAATTTTTCATCATAAAAAAATGATGATGGTTAACATCCCATTGAAAAACTTCCATGCCTTTTAATGAATATGTACTACTATCTTTAAGATTTTGTAAATCAAACTGATTTGTTAGAATATATCCCTTATGGTCGTTTAACCAATGTACACATTTTCTTGATTCAATACGAGAAGCAAATCCAATTTTACCATTATCAACATGATTTGTGAGTGGTAAATTATTTTTAAACTCATAAAAATTTGGAACATTATAAGTATAGTTTGGATGTTCATCAATCATACTCGTAGTATTATTACCCACCCAAATCCTACGATTAAATGTTGCTAAATACTCATCATAAAATTCAGAATCAACTCCTGTATTATATTGTAACCTTTTTAGTTCCGGTATTGCTTGTATTGTTGCATCCATCTCTCTAGCATACGCATGAACAAAGACGGTTTTAAATTTATCTTCAAAATGCCAAATATGTGGTCTATAATGATAATGTGGATGTAATACGTGGATTTCCTCACACTCATCTAACCAATTTCTAGTCTTTTCAGGGTCATCGTAATGGAAATGATGAACTAATCCTTTCGGTAAGTATTTTGATTCGAATGAAGCGGGTCTTTTGGAATCTATGAGTAATCTCCAATCCCTTTTGACAGGGAGTGAAGGCCAAACTAATTCTAAAAAATAATTAGTCCATATATCGGCACCTCCCATAACAGTATTACCACATCCAGTTGTAACTAAAACCTTTATACTCATAACATATATAAATATATAAATTTATAAAAAATCGAAAAAATTTATATCATAGTACTCATTAACTTTTTTAGTATATTCATCATTTAGTTTTGATTTAAATCGCTCAGTACAATCAGCAAGAAAGATTTCGGCATGGTCATCTTGCTTTCGATTACTTCTATCATATAAATGATATATTGGCGTATGTTTATAGTTAAGAATTGAATAACCCATACCAATACTTCGATAAGTTGGGTCAATCTCATCATATCTCCAACATAAAAATTTATCATACCCAACTTTTTCTAACCACTCAATCGTAGTAAAATGATATCCTCCTGCAATAGTTGATTTACAATAATCTTCACCATTATTATTTGGTTTCATTACAAATGGATATCCACCTATTTTTTCTCTATTCCAATCATTTGCATGATGTGCTTTATTTTCTTCAAATTTACCATATAATGGATATGCAGGAGGATATGCTGATAAAATGGAATTTGGCAATAGTGCATTAATTAATATGGTATCCCAATTTTTATCAAATCTCATATGACTATCAATTGATAAAAAATATTTAAATTCAGGTTCTATAAAATATTTAGCAAGGGAACGTATCCAACAAAGATTTGAAAATTTTCTATAATCAACATTTATTAAAGTAACTTGAGATGGAAATAAATCTTGAAAAAACATATCTGATTGTCTATCTTGATTAAACACAATAATTTTAATATTATTTGGATTTTCTGCTTTATTTATCAAATCAAAACAAGTAGGAATTACTTCTTTATCTAATCTGCAAGGTATATAAACGTATATCATCGGATAAACCAATCTTTTATTAAATTATAAAAATCGTTATTTGGGAATTCTGCTATATTATGATTTGGGAATGTTGATTTTTTAAATATTGGGTCACACGAATAATGTGCAAAATAATGTTTTTCTTTATCAAATTCATTTATGTTTGGAAAATATGTATTATCTTGTCCTATACATTTTATTCGATTGTTATGACAAGCAATTTGAAATGACCACATTTGTTGCCACCAACCAAATGGAGAATTTAAATGATTTCTAGCAATATCAATGCCGGTTTCGATAACCTCATCTATTATTCGTTTTAAAGTTTTAACTTTTATAATAATAGGAACAAACCCACCATCCATATATTCGTGGGTGTCATGTTTTAAATATGGTTCGACTATTTTATAATTTTCCTTATCAGGTCGACTACATTTCATATGCCAATTTTCATATTTATCACAAGTTATAACTTCATCGTCATTAGGTAATATTCCATCATATTTTTTAAATGGAATTACATCACAATCAATTATACAAACATATTCATTATTATCTAAATCATTTAATATTTGTTTAATTGCAAAAAATAAATTTCCTGCTGAAAAATATGGATGTTCATCTGATAGGGGTAATATTGTATGAACTCCATCTACAATTTTGTATGGTATACTTAAATTCCAATCAACATCCTTAATTATTTTACCATGAGAATTTCTATCTGCAATTAATACAATAGAATTCCAAAATGCTAGATTCCCATATACATTTTTTTGTGCATATTGAAATAAACTACTTTGCCATTTAAATAAGTTATTTGATACTGCTACGGGTATTGTTATCATATTTTTTTAATAATTCGTATATTTTGTTTGCAATTATTTTATAACCTAAATAATTTGGATGGGTATCACCACCATCAGTATTTTGCCAACTATATGGATATCTAAAATTATATTCCCAAACAGAAATATTTTTTTGTTTTTCATAATCTATTAATAAACTACTCATAGTTAATTCTTTATCAATAAATCTACTTAAATTAATATTAGTTGTATCTAAATTTAATTCAGTCATAAAAGTTTTTGCAAATGAATTAAATAGAAAATAATTATATTCTGATAATAGAGTTGTTATAACTTTGATATCATCTATCGGGTCTCCATTATCTCTATATGGATAACTAAGCATAATAATAATAATATCATCTTTATGTAAATATTCTATATTTTTTTTTATTTCTTCAACAATATTTTTATTACTAAAATTACACCATCCACAATTCACAAATGGTAAATCTAATAATGTAGCTAAATGTCTTGGCCATCCATTTGAATTTCTTAATTTATTAGTAAATTCATTTGGTGAGATAACTTCTTTATAATGAATATCCAATTCAACCCCATGTCCTTGTGTCCAGGAATCTCCAAATGTGATTAATCGTGTATTAGGTGTTACTTTCATATTCCCAATTTTTTAATTTATAATGAACATACATATTTCTATAATATTCACCTTCAAATTCATCGCTTCTTCCATGTAAACAAACAGCCGATTCATATAACAATATATCTCCTATTTCCATATAAATAGTGTGACGTTTTCCATTATGGTCTTCTATTTGTAAACCCCAATCATTTCCATCACTTAAATTTTTATCTACCATAATAATAGATGAGATGTGATGAGTTTCAAGTTTATCGTAATGTGATACTAATTTAGCACCTTTATTATAACTTCGTATACCATAGACATAAGTGGGTTCTATTTCTTCACCACACCAATTACTATGTATTGATTCTAACTTTTTATGTAACTTACGTCTCAACTCTGGAATAGAATCTAAAGGCAGTATATCAGATGTATTATTGTTACCCAATATAATACTATTTTTATGGTCAAATATTTCTTCTACTTTATTATTCCTCACCGATTCATACATTGTATTCACCAATTCTAAATCTTCAACTGATAATTTGGTTAGTAAAAACCCAGTTTCACTTAGTTTTGGTAACTCATCTTTTGTAGAAAATTTATTTTTTAATGATTTTATTTTTGGATATTTTGCATCGTATAATTTTAAATCTAACGTTGAATTCCACGGCTTTTCTCTAACCCATATTGTTATAATATATTTAGAACCATCTATTACATCACACCCTTCATGTAATGAATCGGTGGAAGGTATACCATCAACCATATTTTGCCACACAATTGCAGTTCCAACTTTTGGAGTAAACGTTAAATCTAAATTATGAAATTTAGTTTCACCACCCACAACGTCCTCATTTAAATAAATCATAACCGTCCAACATCTATTGCCCGAATGTAAACAATGTTGTTCGTATGAATGTTCATTAAACCAATCGTGGTGTTGTCTGAAGAATTGTCCTTTTTTATATACCTGTCCTTGAATACTTTCAATATGATTTGCAGGTAATCCCACCTCCCTCGTAACTTTTTGTTTTATTTTTTGTGTAATAAATTGTCCTTCTTTAATATTAGAAGTAGAACTTGTTCTAGCATCATGTAATACCCCAACATAATTACCGACCACAGTACTTGGTTGATTATTTGCATCAATTTGTTTTATTAAATCAATGCATTCATCTTTAGATAAAAAATTATCAATTTGTCGTATTATCATATTTTATTACTCTATTGCTTTTATTTCTGCTCTATTGTGTACTAATATTCCATTACCAAAATAAACATCATCTTCTTCAATTCCAAGTGATACTGTATTTAAACTTTCATTTATTATATCGATGGTTTCAATTAATATAAATTCATCATTATTATTTAATAATAAATCACCTTCTATTAAATTTTTAACTTGTAAGAATATTACTTCATTATTTCTCTTAACTAAAATTGGATGTTCGTATGTTACTCTTAATAATCCATTATTTATGGAATAATACCAACTATATGAACCGTGAATTAATCTATTAACTACCGAAGTTGATTTTGTATATTGTAAATCGTTAGTTGCAAATATTTCCCAATTTTCTTCTATATTTTTATCTAATCCTGCTATAGAAAGACTCATTACTACATCTCCCATTTCTAAATTTTCAATTAATTTAGTAGAACCATCACTCATTAAAATTTCACTTCCATATGATAAACAAGGAGCACAACCTGAATTCTGACATTCTTGTAAACTTGTGTATATACCAAATACATTATCAATTTCACATACCCCATTATTACAACTATATAAATCCCCAACCGGTGGGAAATAAGTAGGTACAGTTGGTATAGTTGGAGCTACATAAGTAGGAGTTACATCCGGAGCCGGAGTTACTTGTGGTGTTACATTTGGAGCAGCGTCACAATTTATATTTCTAACTTCAACCACCGATATATTATACGAACTATCGTACACCGCAACATAATAATTTCCATTTGCTAATTGATATTGACTTTGAGTTAAACTATATGCGTTAGGGTCATTAAAATTAATTGCTTGATTACCGATATGATAAACATAATTTCCAGAACCGCCACTTACGGTCGCTATATCAATATATCCATTACCTGCATAACCAAAACAACCTACATTAAGTGTCATTGATAAATAATAAGCAGCAGGAGTAACATTCGGAGCAGGTGTTACATTTGGAGTAACATCTGGAGCTGGAGTTACTTGTGGTGTTACGTTTGGAGCAGGAGTTACTTGTGGTGTTATGGCTGGCGATGGAGTAAATCCACAAGCCAATGCACATGTGTTATATCGAGTAGCCTTTAATAAAACTGCAATACCTGGAGATGCTTGGTCAAGAATTTTATAATTATAAGTCAACTCATTATCAGCAGTTCTATAAAATCTATTTAATAAAACAGTTGTATCAATTGGAAATGCAACAAGTACTTCAGATTGTGAAACTGTACCACAATTACTACACACATATTCATCTGCTAAATAAAAATCATATGGGTAATATGCAGGTGTAACATTTGGAGCAGGAGTTACCTGTGGTGTAACATTTGGAGCTGGAGTTACTTGTGGTGTTACATTAGGAGCAGGTGTTACGTTTGGAGCCGGAGTTACTTGTGGTGTTACGTTTGGAGCAGGAGTTACTTGTGGTGTAACATTTGGACTTGGTGAACCGCTACCCCTACCATAAAACTCATCCATCCCATGTGGTTTTGTAGGAATTCCATAAGCAATCGCAGCAGTATCTAAATCTATTTGAGTACCAGATGGGACAGCCCTATCGGTATTCATATTATCCATTGAAATTTGTCCTGATGCTGGTAACGCCATTACTTATTCTCTTTTAACTCGTTAATTTCTTTTTTCAATTCCTTAATACATTCAACTAATAAAGGTACTATTTTTTCGTATTTTATAGCAAGATATCCATCATCTCTTGTTGCAACAACTTCAGGTAGAATACTTTCTACTTGTTGAGCAATTAAACCTACGTCATGTTTTCTAAAAAAATAATCATCTTCACCCTTACCATTACTTTCTCTTTGGATATATTCATCTGTCCAATCAAATTCTACCCCATCTAATTTTTCTATTTTTTCTAAAGCATTTCCTATTGGTATAATATTTTCTTTTAATCTTTTATCTGAACTTAAATACGCAGTTATGTTTCCGGTTGCTGTGAGCCCACCCCCAATTTCTACAAAATTTTCCTGAACTGTTCTTTGAACTATCATATATCTTGCATTACTTGCTACAACTTGAAACCCTTTGGAATTTATTTCAACTATGCCTACTTCTTGCTGAACTGAAATAGTAGATATTTTTGGGGTATAGTAATTTGTATATATATCAAATGTAGATACATTCCCTGAACTTCTATATGCAGAACTTTCACCATTTTTAATAAAAGGTACAAAACGATATAGTGTATTTGGTAATAATGTAATTGTTGTATTTAAATCTCCTAAAGAATTTCCACTAGCAATTGAGGTTGTATTTGAAAAAGATGAATTCTGGAACATCGGTTCACTATCATTAATAAATGTAGATAATTCTAAAATCGCAATACCCGCTTGATAAACACGTATTCCTATATCAAAACGCTTAAGAACATAATTCAGATAACTTGTATCACCACCTCCACCACCCGGTTCGAAACTAACAGTTGTATCTGAAAGTGTTCCGAATAAATTTGCAGTTATGGTAAAATTTCCACTAACACCAGCACCCGTAGTAAAGGAAGGGGATGTGCCTGAAAATTCTAAATCGGTTGGAGACATATCGGCATAAATAGTAAGAGCATTACTATTAGAATCTGAGCGTGTCTGAGTATTAAAGCCACTAACGGAATTAGGACTTATACTTACACTTCCTGCACTTGTAGAACTTAATGTATCTTTATCACTTATATCTACTCTTAACTTTGATGAGGCATCGTAAATTTCAATAGCAGGTCTAGCCGCATTTAATTTTAATTTATTTGTTGAATCCACTATGGTGTTAGTTGATACTAACCATCCACCAATTTTACCTGAAGTTGCATTTATACTACCTGATATACTTGCATTAGTTGCAAACAAATCACCTGCAATAGTTACTCTAAATGGTGCAAGACCAAATGTTGCATTTCCTAAAGAAATTCCCTGTGCATCTGCTTTAAAAATACTAGCACCGGAGCCAATTGAAATACTTCCTCCACTATTTAATATTGCCTGTCCACCGGTTAAAGTTGTTCCACCTAATGTCCAACCACCAATAGTTCCCAAAGTTGAAGTTATAGTACCGGTAATTGTTGCAGAAGTTGCGGTTAGAGCTCCAGCGGGAGTTACTCTAAATTCTGCACTTCCAAACGTTTCACTACCTAAATAAATTCCATTAGCATCTGCAGTAAATACACTTTCACCACTACCAATTCGAATAGAACCATTAAACGTTCCGGTTGCTGCTGATAATGCACCACTAAACGTTCCTCCACCATTAACAGTTAAAGATGTTCCATCCCATAATAGGGAATTACTAGCAGATTTTAAAGACAATCTATATACGGGTGAACTACTAACATTAACCACCCCCATAAAAATACCATTTACATTATACCCTTGTGAACCGGCTGATGAACTTTGTCCGATAGATATGTACGGATAATCACTACCACCTGCTAAAGTAATATTTGCTGCTGCCATGGCACCATTCGAATTCGTACCAATGTTTAAAGTTTTTTGAACAAACGAATCTTCAAATATACCTATTTTAGCTGCTACAAAGAAATCTTGTGCACCTAAAGATATCCAACCCGTTTGTGCTGCTTGATTTGGTGAACCATCTATTACATTTCCTGTTGCCGATGTATGTTGTCTAGTTGTTGCGTAATATGTATTATAAGGTGCGATTCCATTTGAACTCCATAGGACAGTATCTCTTCTACCCGTAGCACCATTAGCTGTATCCAATAATCCATCTGCAAATTGATATGTTCTGCCACTTACCCAAACTCCAGTATGAACCACACCAGGACCTGTTTGACCATTTGCACCATTCGTACCATTCGTACCATTTGTCCCATTCGTGCCGTCAGTTCCGTCAGTTCCGTCAGTTCCAACATTTACTTTTGTTGTTCTTACTATTATTGTTTTAGTTTGTCCGGCTGACCCTTCACTATCAGTATGTGTTACTGTTAATGTTACCGATGCTTCTGCCGCTGACATTGTTCTATCAGATAAGACTAATGTATTTCCAGATATGTTTGATGTACCTGTACTCACATTTATACCACTAACCGATGATACGGTCATAGATGTGAATCTACTTGTACTACCTTCCAATGCATTAATTGTTACATTTGATAAAGTTCCAGTTTGAACCCCTGCCGAATTTGCTAATACTGATTGTGCTTGTGGTGATGCCGATATAACCACATTAGGAACAGCCTTTTTAGCTTTTGCTAAAGAAATATTACCAAAAACTAATCTTGTTGTATTTTCCGAATCAACTACCGAACCTGTTACGGATATATCAACTGAATCCGTACCATCTGCCATATTTGGTAAGGATAGTGTTGTTGCCGTTGCACTTCCTGCATTGTAGGAATCGGGGGTTTCATTAATAGATATAGGTGTAAATGTTTTTGCTGTAGTTACTCCATTATAAGCTTCATTAACTACAAAAGTTGAATTTACAAATGAATCAATTTGTGCACCCGTTGATTTGGCAGTAACAGTTTGGTTATTATTACCAATTACAAAAGATAATATTGGTGCAGCTTTTTTGTTTTTGGTATAGGTGGCTACTTTTGTTACATCAGTTGTATCACCCGCACCATCTTTATATCGTACTCTTAATTCCAAAGAACCACTATCTGCATCTAATTGTTTAATCCAATAATTAGTAGTTGAATAATCTAAATAGTTTGAACTACCGAATGAACCAGTATTAACACCGGTTGCTATTGCTGAAACGACATCAAATGAATTACTAATAAGCAATCCATTACTATGTGTTATACTTTCATTACCAACTTTTACACTCACCGAACCACTTGTCAATACAAATGAACCACTTGCTACAAATCCAGTCGAAAGTGCGGGTAAGGATGCATTTTCATTTGTTAATGAAACTGATAACCCATCTAATATTTTTACAGGAGTTATTTTTATTGTATCGGAAAAAACATTACCAAATTGGTCAGAACCTGAAATAAAATAAGAGGTTTCGCCTGTTGAGAATGGATATGATGAACCAGCTATTGTATAAGTATCAACACCATTAGTTGCATTTGTAGATACTAATGTTAGTGGTGGTTTTCCACTTCCAGAATTTACAGTTAATGGAGTTGATGCGGATGCTAAATTTTTTCTTTTGGCTTCTATTGTTATTATTTGACCGGATGGATTGAGGGATAAATCAGTTGCTTTATAAATAAATTGATTTGTGTTCGCAGTTACAAAAAGACCAGGTGCATTTTCTCCATCTTCAAATCTATAAATGGTTTCAAACTCATTTAACCCATCACATGATGCAGTATAAGCTATAGAACCAATCATTATTGAACTACTCAATTCGCCCTTAAAACTATCTATACTTAAACTTGCACCACCATCTCCTGCGTTAGTTAACCCACCAGGATATGTTCCCAAATATGTAGATGGTTCTATATAATTACCATCTGTATCAAACGCAGCAGATGCGTAGGTAACCGAACCTGTTAAATTTTGTCTTGTTACTTTGAATCCAACTTGTTGAAAAGCAGGATTACCAAACGAGCCACTCGTAAAACGAAATGCAGTTCTATCTGATTCAAATGTTAGTATTTTTGAGGTAGTTGTAAAACTGTTACCACCATTAAATGTTTTTGAAGTTTTTACATCGACAGGGATATAGTTGTTATTTATATCGTAAAATTCAAATTTAAAATCATATGTCTCACTCGCAAGTTTACGAGGAATATCTTGTATTAAAGTAAATTCATCAGGTGAAAACGAAGTTTCTTGTGCGTTTTGTAAACTCACATTTGCCAAATACCAATCATCTCCAGCAAACTCAAATACTAATTTAGCATCTCCGGTCTTAGTAGCCTTTACATTTTGAGTTACGTTTTGTTTTGTAGTATATATCGCCGAATTAGTGACATTTACAATCGTTTGTTGTGGATAATCCGAACCACTAAAATATGCTTTTAAAGTTTTAGTCGAATCATTTGAACCACTTAGGAGTGTTTTAAATGAAAGTGTATACTCAACTCCCTCCGTAAGAGATAGGGATTGGGATGTGATTAAAAGGGCGGTATTATCATAATTTGTACCACTATAATCTACGTGAACCGATGCGTTTAATTTATCAACATTTATTGTCATTGGATGTGTATTCGAACCACTTACCCAATAATTTTTTATATTTGTATCCGTAAACTGACCATAGGATAATTCCGTAGTAGCAGTTGTTGTTATATCTTTTAGTATTTCTGATGATTCTAATTTAGTATCTTGTATGAATTGATAATCCCCAACTTCGTTTCTAGATTTTCTATAAACCTTTACTCTCGCTACATCACCAACAAATGTTTTTAAATCTGATAATCGAATTTTAGCAAAAGAACCCGTCAATGCTGATGTTTCAAATGTTTGTCCTTCAATGTGGTCAAATGTAGTTGTATATGCCGTAGCAGGAAAATTTGAAACGGAGGATGATATTAGATACGGAACATCTACAAATACCTCTTTATTATTTAGGACTTCTCTTACAGTTGCGGAATACCCTAGTGATGGTATTTCTATCGTATTTTCATCAACCGATGATGTCCAATTTGAACCATCAGTAATTTTCAATTTATATAAAGTTCCGGCTGTCCAATTTCTAATATCAGTACCATACACTGGCTGTTGTGGTATACCCTCAACCAAACCTGTTTGAGTAATTGATGGGGTTGTAATGTTAAAAATGGGTTTATTTATCTCATCAATTGTAATTTTAGGTCTTTGATAAAACCTAACAATAGTTTCATTAGCAAGATTTTTATTTACATTAAATGTTCTCTCCCACTTAATATTATAGATACCACGCCACTCTGCAGGAACATCTCTAACTACACCATTCTCGTCAATATAGGTTTTTAATTCACCTAATACAGTAATTTTTCCTAAACCAATAGGAGTATCCTCATAAATGTGAACTGATACAATTTTTGAAATTCCTTCGTAGTATTCTGGTATACCATTACCCGGCTCGTAATAAATCGGTGTACCGGTAACATCTAATATCTCAATCTTAATTTCAGTTGTTTCCTTTAAATGCTCAGAACCCTCTATAAGAAACCCATTCTTACCACCGGTGAATGTATCTTTGAATTCGGTTATTCTAAAATATTCAGACGTTCTAACTTGGTCATTTATAAATGTACCAAAGTTTGATAAGTTTTGATACGAAGCGAACGATTTAATTATTGCCATTGGAATCCTTTGTTATAGCAATAAATATAAGTAAAAAAGATTGTATTATATTTATTCTATGGAAACCCATAGAAACCAATAGAAATGAACAAATATACAACAATTCAAATAAAAAAAGATACCCATGCACTTCTACAAGAATATTGTAGAGAACACGGGTATACTTTAAGTGGGTTGGTAGACTCGTTAATTAAACAAAGAATTAACAAACCTAAACCAACCAATATATTAGCGGTTAAAACTTTACATAGCTAAATCCATTTGTTTTTTTAATTTCTATTAAACCATCCACCACATCTCTCATTGAGTCGATATGGGATATAATCATTACAAAATCAAATTGTGTCTTCAAATAAGTGAATAACATGAATAGGGATTGTAGGTTCTCACTATCCAATGTTCCAAACCCTTCATCTATAACTAGGAAGTTTGGACGAGGAAGGTTACATACGTTGATTAAAGCCACCCTAATTGCAAGTCCAGAGATAAACCTCTCCATACCACTACACATCTCCAAAGACCACTTATTATCCCCGTATACGAGGTAAGCATTGATGTTTTTACCATCCATCTCTAATTGCATTCCAAACTCCACAATTTGTGCCAAAATGTTATTAACCTCACCCTCAATCATTGGTAAAGATTTTTCAATCAATTCATATGATACCCCATCTTTATTTAGGGCGTTAAGATAATATTCGTATAATTTCGATTGTTCCTCTAAATCCTTAACCTCTTTGATTTTATCCTCTAAGGTATCTCTTTGCGATTGTAGGGATGAAACTCTACCATTTAATTCTAATAACCTTTTATTTGTTTTTGTAAATAAAATTTTATTAGCATCTAAGGTTTCTCTTACAATTTTGATTTCTTCTCTGATTTCACCATTCTTTTTGATTTGTTCTTCGTTCTTATAATACTCATCAATTAGTTTAATTTGTTCGGCAATTTGTGTTTGAACCCTAATTTCTTCAGTTTCGGATGTTGATAACTTGTTAATAAGTGAAGAAATTTCTCTATCAATTTTAACTTCTTTCTCCTTTGTATCGGTTAAATTAGTCCAATCCGTCTCATATTGGGTCAATGATGTAATCTTCAACTCTAACGCCTCCTTTGTATTATTTGCAGTAACAATGAATCCATTTACTTCAATTAATGTTTTTTCTACATCATCTTTACTTTGTAGGATTGTTTCCGAATTTTCCATACAAATATTACAATCTGGGTTATATTTGTGTAAATCCAAATGTTCTTTTTTATCAACTAACGATGTATGCCAAATCCCTAATTTATCTAATTCGTGTTTAGTATTACCTAAATCCGTTTTAGCAACTCCTAGTTCCTTTATCTTTGTTTCTAACTCATCTTCATTAAAACCATCAATTATTTCTTCTAATTGTAATTGTAAAGCCTCTAACTTACCAATACGGTCTTGCGTAGCATTTTTAGTATCTAATACCTCAGTCTCCTTATCAGTAAGAATTTTCTTTCTTTTTTCTAATTCCTCTATTCCAATATTATCTGAGTTTAATTTTACAATTTTACCATTCAAACGAATTAAATCTTTATTTAAGGATTCCTCTTCAGTTTTAATTCCACCCAATTCAATATCAACTAATTTGTATTCATTTGTTGATTCGGTCAATTGAGTTTTGATATCGGCTAACTTAGAAGTAAAATCATCAGATTTGAATTTTTTGATTAAAGTAGCATTATCTCTATTCTCATCTGCGGCAACTGTATATAATTTATCAAAAATATCTACGCCAATAAATTGAGAAAGTATCTCTTTTCTTTCTGATTGTGATTTATCGATGAATAGTGCGTTATTACCTTGTAGGGAAAGGGATGTTAGAACAAAATCCTCAAATTTACCTAAATATCTTTCAATATTTTTATTAGTATCCCTTCGTTGTTCACCATTTAATGATGTAGTAACTCCGGCATCTTCTTTCCAAAAGTTTACGTTTACTGAAAGGTTTGTTCCCTTACGAGTCCACCTTGCACTACGTTCAATGAAGTAATCCACTCCATCAATTTCAAAATTAAATTTACAATAGAAATTATCTTTTTGATTATTTAGGATATTTTTTGATGATGAACTTCTTGATGTTTTATCAAAGATACAAAATGAAAGGGCATCAAAAAGAGATGATTTACCACTTGCGTTTGGTGCAAATATACCAATCACTCCTTGAGCGTTTTCAAATCTAACTTTGTTACCTTCACCATATGAGAACATATTTGAGAACTCCAATGTCTTGGGCACCCAAAGTATATTTTCAGCCAATTCAGAATCATCAATTCGGTGATTTATCTCTTTATTGATTTCAGAAATTTTATCTAAATCACCATCTTCTAATAGGAATTGTCTTTCTAAATAATCTCTAATCAATTGATTTTGAAAAGTTTCATCCTTTACATTACCAACAATATTTTTGTTTAATTTTGAATTTGTCTTTAATTGACCAATGGTATCCGTTCTTGTTACCGTCACCTCTGCTACATTAAATAATTCTTTAAGTTCAGTAATACGCAATTTCATTTCTGATGCTTCGGTACTCGTAAACCTTAATCTTAAACGTGGGTTCTTAGGTAATTTTGTATCAATCTCATCATATACCCATTGTGGTATCTGTCCGTTGACTACATCGATTGTAAGAAATCCATAATCATTATGAAGATGGTGTTCCGTAAATGTACGAGTTGGAACATCCCATAATAAATACCCGTGATTCTCCAACATCTCTCCGTGATTTTGTTGAACCATTGAACCTGCATATGCTACGTGTTCCCACCCCTCACCAAATGTTTGACGTTTGTGGATATCACCTAACATTGCCATATCAAATCCTTCAAACATATCGACGGTGAAAGAATTTGATGATACTACATACCCAATATCAGTTTGTGCTTTATTTACCGGCCCGTGGAAAAGACAGATTTTGTTTTCCCCTTCAATATCTTTCGCCAACGGCCAATTTTCTTTTTTATCCAATATGGAATAAACAACAAAAGTAATATTGTTATAATTGTAAACACCAGTATCGCGGAGATAATGGATGTGAGGATTATTAAGATTATCGATAATAGGCGTAAGGACATCTAATCTATGGTTATTGTTTAAGTTACAATCGTGGTTACCTGTTATTAGGAAAGTTTCTCTTAGTTTTGAACACTCAGTTAAAAACCAACTAATCTCCCTAATAAGTTCAGGAGACATTTCAGTTTTAGCATGTGCGATATCCCCTGCTAAATAAATAATAGAATCTTGAATTTTATCGTCTTCTACTTGTTTTAAAAACTTTTTGAATACCTCTTTGTATTCTTTATGTCTTTGCAAATTTCTAATGTGTAAATCTGCTAAGTGATATATTTTGTTAATAATCATAAATTAATTTAAGTTATAGTAACTTAGTTTTTGTTGGTTTTAGATAATTATCTAATTTAAATTCAAATTTTATAGTTTGTATTTTACTAAAATTTCGTTCAATACCCGCCTGATTTTTTACATAGTATGAATGAACATCTTCATATGACATCTTATGTATAATATCTAAATTTCTTTTGTATTGGTTAATAATTGCAGGAACACTATCTTGTGGAGTTATATCAAATAAATCCTCTGCCAACCAAAATCCTAAATCTTTAAGATATTGAGTTAGGTACTTATTACCTAAAATTAGGGGTATATTTTTTGATATAAATGGATTCCATGATTTTTCACTCAAATGTATAATATCTTCTGCTACAACCATTGTTTCCAAAATACAACTGATATATGAGGTCATAGTAATCGGTAATGGTGGAATTTCAACATTTACCGAACCTTGCATACTTCGTTCCATCGGAGTATCTAATATTACAGGTAATTTCTTTTTTTTAAATTCTAATAATTTAGCACTAATATCAGTATTATCATAATCACATGTAAACGCACTATATCCCAACCACGAATCGGAATCTAACCCAATATTATACACATATTTAAAAACTTCTAATCTTTCTTTTTTATCTACTCCAATTATCATATTCATCTTTTTCTGACGAATATTTAAATCAAATATTTTAATAATATATTCTAAGTGGGGGAAATATTCTTGTAATGCAGAACGATATCGATAATAATTACAATTACTTTCATAATAATGAAGTGTAGTAATATCTCTTACTAAAAATTTATTTGAAAAAAATGTATATTGTTCCGTATCAGTATACTCAACTGAATTGTCATCATCAAATAAAACAAATTTACAATCATTATATTTTTTAGATAATTCTATTAAATTAGATTCAATTACTGCCTGACCTCTATGTGAATCAATATATTTAGAATCAAAAATAACCACATCTCCAAATTGTGGATTAATTATATCTAATTTTTCAATTAATTTATCAGTATAAGGCGGTTCACCTATTAATTTTCGTTCAATCTCATCCGTATCATCAAATGAATGAAATATATGTTCATCTTTAATATTAAGTAATTTATACCATGCAGTATAAGAACCTTTTGAAATATGTTGTGGAATTACGTGAATCATAATTGATTTAATTTCTGAAGAATAACATCTTCATAATTTGTTTCTGTTTTATTTTTAATAATATTATTGATTTCAGTAAATCCAATATCTGCAGCATCTTTACCAGATGGGATAATGTTTTTTATTTGGAATCCTTGTTTTTGAAAATACATTGTATAGTATAAGGCTTGGTCTTGTGCATCAGTATCCAATAAAATGTTTAGATTACGAACGCCTCTTTCATATATACTATCCATTAATTTTTTAGGAATAAATTTTCCCAATATTGGAATAGCGTTTCTTCTAACCGCCATTGCATCAAATGCACCTTCACAAATAGTAATGGGTTCGTTCCAATTAATTTGGTTTTCAAACATAATTACATTCTTTGAAACAGGTGGGTTTTTATATTTGTATGGTTCATCATCAAAAACGGAACGGGCAATAAAGTAATTTAATTTATTATTTATATCATATGATGGTATAATAATTCTACCTGAGTATAACCCGCCATCACAATATCCAATATTGTATTTAATAATATCTGAATCCCGTATTCCTCTTAATTTTGCGTAGTGTTTTACCTTTTTATATATGGGTTTAAACCCTATTGGTATTTCTGCTAACGATTTAAATTCTTTTGGTAATCGTAATTCAATCTGGTCTTCCTCTATTTGAGATGATACGATATAATCATCACCATATATCTCATATACCTTACGAAGTTTGGAAACATCGACTTGTAATTTTTTAAGTAATCCTTGTATTCTCTTACCCTTAGAATCACATACCCAACAATGCCATTGCTGTGTATCTAAATTCACTTGTAGTTTCTTTTTATGATGATGACAGAATGGACAATAATGTGCCTGTTCATTTCCTTTTAAGGATGAACCTGGTCCTAAGACATCATCTAAAATACTAACGATTGTTAATTTATCTGTATTTGATACCATATATTATAACGCTACTAATATAGTAAAGATACGAAATAAATCTGATATTTCCAAATTTATGTACGTTTATTATATTTGCATTAAGTCTAACAAAGATACAACAAATTTATGAGATTTCCAAATCTCTTTTGAAAAATTTTCCCATTAAGTTCTCATTTAGGGATTTTTCATCTGCTAATACGTTGTTTGCAAATTGTTCTTGTAATTCGTAATATGTGAGGGATTTCTTTGATTGACAAAATCGTAGGATTTCTTTCGTAATTGGTTCGTTTGTCCATGTTTTAACAACATCATTTGATGAACAATAATCTTGCCATTTCATTTCTTTGACAACTTTACGATTTCGTTTATAACCCTTTAATGGGGCTAGAGTTCTATGTGAGTATAAACTCTTTTTACCAATATAATATTGGCCGGTTATGTTGTGGGTTATTCTATAAATAAAACCAATTGTACCTTCAGGCATTTCAGATATTTCTGATATAACCTTTTCTTTATATATCCAATTCATAATTAAAATTTTGAAAATCGTCTTTGTATTTAGTTCTAACCCAATCTTTTATCCAATCTTCTTTGTATAAAGATTTATAATGTTTTTGCTGATTTAAATTTGGATGTCTTTCGTATATAGAATTTCTATTAAGATGGGGTATTTTGGGAACGGGGTATCCTAATTTTTTAAACAAGAAACTTACATCGTTTGAGTAATTTTCATATCTACCTATAAAACTAATATTTCTTTTATCGGTTCTATTATTATTTAAAAAAAATGTTTGAGGATAATATAAAAAATTATATTGAAAAATAGTTTTAATAAAATTACCAAAGGTTTTATTACAGCCCATTCTTAGTTCATGATGATACCATGAGGCTAATCGTGTAAATGGGTTTCTTACGAATGTAAAAATAAAATAATCTTCAATGTTACCAAATGCCGATAAATCGTCATGAGTAGTTACAAATTCCGTTCCTTTAATTGTTAGTAGAATTTCACTAAGAGAATTCCCACCTGTTTTAGGTATATGAAGAAACGCCCACTTTTCGGAATGGTTTATTAATAACGCCAAACGAATTTATTTAAGGTTTAATGGTAGTAGAATACTTTGTATCTTTTAATTTACCACCTCTAGATTTTGCAAGTTTTGCTTCACCTACATTTGCTTTTAAAGAGGCATCATCAGAAAGAGGAGTTTTGTCCTTAGATTTATCTGCTAATTTAGCAAAATCAGAATTTTTATATAAGTCTAATATACTAGCCATAATTTTTTTTCCTATTGGTTATCTACTATTCTTTTTATAAATCTAAGCGTTTCGCCTTTTTCTAATTTAAGTGTTTCTATTGCATCAAGTTCAACCGGTAAATGAAAATAAGTAAATCCATCTCCATTTGTATGTTCTAATAAAGCTATTACTGCTTCTTCCGATAAATTTGATTCCACAACTGTTTGATTTACATCTAATAAATTATACATAATTTTTCCTTTGTTTATTCGTTTGGATTTTCTACTCTTTTTATAAATCTAATACTTTCAGAATATTCTGCTGTTTTAAACTCATTTAATTGAGTTGCATCACCAGGATAAAAATAATAATTCAGTCCATCTGGAGAGATTTCTCTATTTATCAATTCTGTTACTTGTTCTTCGGTAATATTTGATTCAATGATATTATCATTTACATCAAGAATGTTAATTTCTGCCATAGGTTTTTTTGTGTTTATGCTTATAAATATCATTAAGTATCAAAACGGACTAAAAAATTAAGATTATAATCTGGTAAGTTTTTTATTGGTTTTGGTAATTTAGCAACAACTAATAGATTATCATCATCATCATACAATCCAATTGTAGTAATATAAGTGGTTAAATAAGAACCAGTCGGGTCAGTTGATACATTTGTATAGTAATCCTCCCACGAACCACTAACCGAACCAATAGACCCGCTAAAAAACTCTCTACGTGATATATCTAATACTTCTTTTATTTTTCTAGTTCCTGCTGGGAATGAATTGTTTACTCCTGTTATTTCAAAATCATATGAACCACTAACTAACACATTAACCGCAGTTGGATTTTGTGAATAATTGAACTCTCCACTATTAGCAGAAATTAAAATTTCAGTTTCATATATTGTTTGAGTTGAACGATAATCTAATGAGTAGGTATCAAAAAGAATATCATCTGTCATAACAATTAACCCATCATCATAAAATACATTACCGTGTACTTGTGTTTTTATATCAGTATTATCAAACGTTAATTTAGCCGTAAAATTAATTTTATTATTTTGAAAATCAATTGAAATTATAAAATACTCATCTTCATCACTATTATAAATTAATTTACAAGACCCAGTATTTAAATCTATTGGCCAGATGGAAGATACTTCAATATTGTAAACACCGATTCCATCATTAATAGTTAAATACCCAACCCCATTATTATCTAAATCAAGACTAACTAATGTATATGAATTACCAACTTCTCTAATAATACCATATCCATCATCAACAAAATCTAATCCACCTGCATTTAATACAACACTTTCTTTTTTTATCTCTTCACCAAATCTATTTCTGTCAATTGGTATTATCTGAAACGTATTAGGAAGTTTTCGTTCATATGCTAACTCTGCTAAATTTTCTGATGTACCAAATGTTGTAAATGCATTACCTTCTCGTGAATAGTATTTACTTTTTAATGAATTATATAAGGTATGAACAAAATAACCTTCACTTTTGTCTGAGTTTTCATCAAATAAACCTGTTTCATTATATACCTTTATGATAGGATATTCTCCCTCATTAGTATTCCAAAGTTTATATACATTGAAAGACCTTTTAGATATATTTGATTTGGGTATTGATTTAAACATAGTGAATTCCTTACCTATATAAGTATTTTAATAACTAAAAACCCAACTTTTTAGGGTTGGGTT